TGCTGAAAGAAGATAAATCCATCACTAATCAACAACACGTTAATGATGGTGACTTTAATGTGAAGTCAAGCGAATTGAGAAAACAATTGCAGGATTTGCCGGCGCACGATCCGAAACGAAAAGCGATACAAGACCAATTGGATAACATGTATCAATCCAAATACGGCGATAAAAAACAATTTACTGGCGGCGGTGCCAGTTTCTCTTACAAATAAAGTCGGGAATCCGACACCTTCACAACTTGATCATGGCAGGCACCAGTAATGGTCGGCCTGCTGTGGCAAGCAGATACCCGCAAAAGCCTGATTCTGTGTTACGCCGAAAGCAGAATTAATTTTGCAGGCCCCGCAAGGGACACCCTGAAAGGCGATTAACCAAAACTTTTCAGGAGACATGAAAATGTCCTTTCAAATTACCGAAGCATTTGTGCAGCAGTATGCGGATAACTTCCGTCATCTTGCACAGCAATCAGTATCTCGCTTTGAAAAAGCGGTCACGATTGAAGCAAACATTCGCGGCATGAGCAAAAGCATTAACCGTCTTGGTCAACGCACTGCACAGCGCCGCACACAACGTCATGGCGACACCCCCATTAACGATCAACCACACTCCACGCGCTTTGTGGATTTGTTTGATTGGGAAGATGGCGACATGATCGATGATCTGGACAAGGTTCGCATGCTTGTTGATCCAACATCTGATTATGTTAAAGCAATGGTTGCCGCACTTAATCGTGCAAAAGATGACGTGATTGTCACCGCGCTTGGTGGAAATTCGCGAGCATCAACCGGTAACGTTGCTCTTCCTGCCGGGCAAAAAATTGCAGTTGGTGGTACAGGCTTAACCAAAACAAAACTTTTGCAAGCTCGCAAACTGTTTCGACAAAACGAAGCTGATGATGAAGCTGGCGAAGAATTATTTATCGGTTACCACGCCACCGGTTTGGCGGACATTCTAGCTGACACCACATTAACCAGTGCTGACTTTATGGCAGTGAAAATGCTGCAAGAAGGCACGCTTACTGGCAAGTGGTTAGGTTTCAACTGGATTCCATCTGAACGCTTCCAAAAAGCTTCGTCCGTTCGTTACATCTACGCATGGGCCAAATCTGGCGTAACTCTTGGCATTGGTGAAAACATCATGACCAAAGTTGGTGAAGATCCAGGTAAAGCTTTCAACATTCGCACTTACGCAAAAATGGCAATTGGTGCTGTGCGTGTTGAGGAAGAAAAAGTTGTAGAGATTGCCTGTAGCGATGCGTGATCGCCGGGGTAATTTTATTGCCGCTTTCGGGCGGCTTCGATTAAACATTTTCTTTAGGAGGCCATCATGGCTGTTGTAAACACAAAGGCGACTGCCGTCACTAATGGTGATGCAAGTTCGCAAACTATTAACACCACAAAGATTGACGGCGGTCGTTTACGCGAGCGCGTTGGTGTTGCCGAAGCTGCTAACGGTGATTCAATTGCGTCAACATTTCGATTAGCCCGCGTTAAGTCTGGTGATCGAATTTCGCGCGTGCTGTTGTCGTGCGATGCAATCACAACTTGCGCGGGTGACGTTGGTATTTATGACATTGCGAGCGTAAACGCTGGTGCTGTCGTTGACGTTGACTTTTTCGCAAGTGCGCAATCACTGGCATCAGCCTTGGTTCATCAAGACATTACGCACGAAGCTGATGCTGCTGACGCTGGAGCAGGTTACGGGTTAGCAGATGTTGAAAAACCATTGTGGCAAGCGCTTGGATTGGCTGCTGACCCCGGCAAACAATATGACGTTGTTGTCACCTTAACCGCTGCTGCTGGTTCCGCTGGAACTATCGGATTAAAGGTTCAGTACGTCGACGGAAATTAATTTGTTTTTGATCATGAGCTGAAACGGAATTTATATTGGGGCGAAAGCCCCTGTTTTTTAACTGAGGTGAGTAATGGCAACCAGCGTTTCAATTTGTTCGAATGCATTGCTGATGCTTGGCGCTCAATCAATAAATGATTTAACCGAAGACAACGACCGCGCACGTATTGCTAGCAATTTATACCCGCAAGTGCGCGATGAATTGTTGCGTAAACATCCGTGGAATTGTTGCATTAAACGCGTAATTCTCGCCCCTGATGCTGAAGCACCTCCTTACGACTACACCTATCAATTCACTTTGCCGTCTGACTGGATGCGCGTTATGTCCGTTGGTGATTACGGTTGTGAAGATGATCATAGAATTGAAGGCAGAAAAATTCTCGCCAACACAAATGTTTTGAAATTGCGCTATGTGTTTGCAAACACGAATGAAGGAACTTGGGATTCTGCATTAGTCACGGTCATGACAATGGCAATGTGTGCGCGCATGGCTTACGCCATTACCCAATCTGCAAGTTTGTCGCAACTTAAAAATCAAGAGTACGAAATTGCATTGCGTCAAGCACGCGCAATTGATGGACAGGACGACCCGCCAGAAACACTTGGCGATTTCCGGTTGCTTTCATCACGTTATTAATCCGGGGCAATCATGCCGAGAATTACATACAACCAAACCAATTTTACTGCCGGTGAATTATCACCACGACTTTACGGCCGTGTTGATATTGCCCGTTATCAAAACGGCGCAAAGATTATCGAAAACGGCACCCCGTTAATGCACGGCGGAATCTTAAAGCGCGCTGGTACCCGTTTCATCACAGAAGTAAAACTCAGCGATAGGCCAACGCGCCTGATCCCTTATATTTTTAATAAGGATCAAACGTACATGCTGGAATTTGGTGACGAATACATACGCTTTTACAAAAATGGTGAGCTGATTTTAAAGAGCGGTGTGCCCTATGAAATATCAACACCCTACAGTTATTTGTGGTTGAGTGAATTGCGTTATGTGCAAGGCGCTGACTCCATGTTCATTGCACACGAAAATGCGCGGATTCGCCGATTACAGCGGTTTGCTGATGACAGTTGGGTAATTGATGTTGCACCTTTCGTCACCGAGCCTTTTGCAGAAATTGGTTTTCGACCCTCTGTTTCGCTGACCTTATCTGCTGCTACGGTTGGTGCTGGCAGAACATTAACTGCAGGTGCATCAACATTTTTAGCCAGTGATGTGGGCCGTGAAATTACGTACAACGGCGGTGTTGCGCTGATTACTGCATTCACCAGCGGAACACAGGTAACAGCAACAATCACTACAGCATTTGATACAACCAGCATTGCGGGAAACCTTTGGATTATTACTGGCTCACCTCAGTCGGTTTTGTATTCGTCAGAAAGCGGGCCAATTGGCGCAAGGGTAAAACTGGACACCGGCAAATCAGAATCACTGGCCATCGCAAAAGCTATTGAAGATGCAAACTGGGCTGGTGGCGAAGTCACTATAAAAATAACGGCACATGGCTATTCAAATGGTGATGTGATTGCAATCAGTGCGTGTTCACCGGCTGAATATTACAACGGGAACTGGAAGATCAAAGGAGTCACTGCGGATACATTTAAGTATTCAATTGGCGGCATTAATGTTCCGGATGCAAATCAATTCGGGTATGCATCAAAAGTAACTCAAAACACACCAATCGATACATTCCGATCCTCAGATGTTGGCAAGTTCATAAGAATCAATCGAGGCCTTGTAAAAATTACTGAGTATGTTTCTCCAACCTTATGTTATGGAGAAGTTAAAAAAGAGCTTGATGCAAAAGTGCCTGCACAGGGTGGCGCCTGGTCGTTGGAAGCTAGTGTTTGGAATAACTATGATGGGTATCCTCGTGCGGTTTCGTTATTTGAGCAACGCTTGGTTGCTGGCGGATCACCCGCATACCCACAACAATTCTGGATGAGCAAAATTGGGGAATATCTTAATTTTGAATTAGGTCTTGATGATGATGATGCAATGTCATTTGTGATTTCATCTGATCAAGTTAATCCAGTTGCGCACATGTCACAGATCCGCGTGTTGGCGGCACTCACTAATGGGGGTGAGTTTACGTTACGCGGTGGAATCGAAAAGCCAATCACACCAACCAATATACAAATTAAAAACCAAACGACTGCGGGTTGTAATTCTGTTCGGCCAATACGTGTTGGCAATGAATTATTTTTTGTGCAGCGCAGCGGATTAAAGCTGATGGCGTTTGGCTACAAATCTGGCGGTATTGATGGCGATGATTACGCAACAAATGATTTGACCGTGTTATCCGAGCACATCACAGAAAGCGGCATTGTGGATATGGCCTACCAGATGGAAACGGAATCCATTTTGTGGTGCGTTCGTGCGGATGGGAAATTGATTTCTCTCACCATTAACCGCGATCAAGAGGTAATTGCATGGGCGCGCCACACCACTGATGGTGACTTTGAATCCATAGCGAGCATTCCGGCTGAAGGTGGCGATGATGTTTATGTGATTGTTCGTCGCGATATTGATGGTAATTCGGTTCGTTATGTTGAGCGGCTTGATCTGTCGCTTTACACGGACTCATCCATAACGGGGACAAGCATACCCGGTGCAGCAACCTGGGCTGGATTGGATCATCTCGAAGGTAAAACCGTTGATATTTTGGCGGATGGTGCAGTGATGCCAAGGCAAGTTGTGTCGGGCGGTGAAATCACGCTGACCCGAAATGCCTACAACGTAAAAATTGGTTTACCGTTCAAAGTCACTGTGTCAGCACTCACACCCGAATTTCAAACCGGCACCGGTAGTGCAGCGGGTAATTCCATGCGCACGTCTGAAGTTTCAATGCGCGTAAAAGACACGGTTGGCTGCATCGTGAATGGTAGTTTTGTTCCTTTCCGGAAATTCGGCGCTGATGTGCTGGATCAAGTTCCACCGCCTTTTTCTGGTGTTAAGCGTATTGAAAACCTTGGGTGGGATCGCGGCGAATCTGAATTGATTGTTGAGCATGAACAGCCTTTGCCATTTCATTTGCTTTCTATCATCCGCAAATTTCAGGTGAATGATTAATGATTAGAACCGCACACCTTAACGATTTGCCTGTATTGGTTGCATTGGGTAAATCAATGCACTGTGAATCGCGCTATAAAAAATTGCGATTCGATGAAAATAAAGTTGCCGTATTTTTTGAAAACCTAATCAATGGCGGCGGCTGTGTTTTTGTTGCAGAAAAAAATGGTGAAATTATTGGCGGTTTTGCGGGTTACGCAAGCGAACATTATTTTTCACCTGACGTGGTTGCTTCTGATATTGCGCTTTTTATTTTGCCGGAACACCGGGGCGGCACTACAGCATTTCGTTTGATCAAAGCCTTTTGTGCCTGGGCAAAATTTCGCGGCGCTGCCATGACATTTATCGGTACTACAACGGGCGTTGAACCGGAAAAAACGGCAAAACTTTTTGAATTGTGTGACTTTGCGCCTGCAGGTGGCGTGTTTGAATACAGAGGTTAATTATGTGTACTGGTGCTGAACTTATGTTGCTGTCCACTGTGGTTAGTGCTGGCACGGCAATACAGCAAGGCGAACAACAAGAAGACTGGGCAGATTATCAGTCTGATCAAGCGCAAGCAGATGCAACAGCAGAGCGACAAGCATCTATTTTGCAGGCTGAAAAAATTCGTAAGCTGGCAAAAAAACAGCAATCAGAAGCCATCGCTGCGCTTGCGGGTAGTGGTGTTAATACCGGCGAAGGCACCGCGGTACAAATTAACGAAGAGATTGGTTATCGAGGCGAAAGCGATGCAATCATGACGATATTTGGTGATCAGTCGTCACAATATTTGAAGGAGGCGGAAGGCTACAAAATTAAAGGCCAGCAAGCACAAACCGCAGGTTATTTGAATGCAGGGTCAAGCGTGCTTGAAGGTGGTTATGAATATAACAAATGGAAAAAACAAAAATGAAAATTCCAATGGGTGACTTTGGTTATCGAGCACCTGCGCCAGTGCAGGGCGGCTCTGTTAGTTCAGCGGGTGTTGGTGCTGACACGCAAGCACTGCAAAACATTGCGCAAACGGGAATAGCAATTGCCCGCGATATGCAGCAAGAAAAAAATGCATTGGCTCGTGTTAAAGCAGGTAATGCAGTGCTTGAACGTGACCTACAAGTCAGAAGCATTTTGTCGGATGGTGAGAAGCTGGTGCAGGAAGGAAAATTAACATCCGACACCTTGCATGATTATTATCAATCCTCAATCAAGAAATTGCCGCAACCCACTGTTGAAGGGCTTGATCCTGTTGCTATGGAACATTTCAAGTCGGGGTTGTCATCTGTCGATTTAAAGGGTGCCGACACTGTTACATCAATGAGTACTGTTGCGAGAACAAAAGAAAACAAGGCCACTGTTGATATGGCATTGGAAAATTTTGGTCGCCTTGCCGGCCAACCGGATGCTGATGTTTCAACTGTCAACAATCAAATCAATTCTCTCGATACAGCCGGGCGAATTGCATACGGTGAAAACTGGCCGTTAGTAAAACAATCGCGTCAAGAGGCGAATTGGTACAACCAGGCAAATCAGCGAATCATGTCATCCAAAGATAATTTGGAACAATTAAAAGTGATCGAAGATGAACTCACAAAAAAAGAGGGGTTTTATCTTGATAAGCTCGACACTGAGCCGCGCAATCAATTACTGAATAATGTCATCAATAATCGGTTGCAGCTTGAATCACGCATTGAGCGTGATGCGTTACGTGCGCAACAGCAGGCATCAACTCTACTTGCAAAATATGATCAGCAAATTGCGAGTGGTATTCCAACCACACCCGAACAGCAAAAAGAATTCAGTCAAAAAATTGCCGGTACCGGTTACGAAGCTGAGCTAGTCAACCGCATGAAAAATGAAATGGAAGTTCAGGATATGTTGCGGATGCCAATTGAAAAACAAATCGAATTTGTACAGGAAAAACAAGCAGCGATTAAACAGGGCGCAACCATGGCAGAAGCGGCTAACGTTGAGCGTATGCGCAATGCAGTTGAAGCCAATGTAAAGCAATTGCAGGAGGATCCTTTGCTGTTTAACCAGCAGCGCACCGGTGTTCCCGTTCAGCCGGTGAATATGGCGATGTTGTTCACACCTGAAACATCAGCAGAGGCAAAACAGATTTTTTCAGAGCGTGTTGCAGATATTCGCGCTACGCAAGAAAAATACGGCGACCGCGTGCAAATGCGGCCACTGTTACCGCAAGAAGCAAAAAGCCTTTCAGCTATGTTGGCTCAACAAAGCCCGGAAGAACAGGGAATTGTTTTTGCGAGCCTGCGTAAGGCTTTTGATGATGACAATGCGTACCTATCAGCAATGCAACAGATTGCACCTGATTCACCCATTAAAGCCCGTGCGGGAAGCATGATTGCGGCTGGTGGTAAGTCTGTCGAAAAGGGCAGCTGGTTTACCTCTGACAAGGTGATGCAAGCGCAGGATGTAGCAAATACCCTGTTACTTGGCGAGGGCATCCTAAACAAAACCAAAAGTGATAAATCGACCGATGGGAAAGCTAAAGCCTTTCCTGTTCCACCAGAATCCAATTTTAGAACAGCCTTTTCGGATTATGTTGGTAATGCCTATTCTGATGCGCCTGATGCATTTGAATCGGATATGCAGGCAGTGCGCACCTATTACACAGGGAAATCCTCGCAAGATGGCGATGTTTCCGGTGAGCTTGATGTTGATCGACTTGAGCAATCCATAAAGCTCGTAATTGGTGACGTGGTTGAAGTGAATAACTCCAATGTGATTGCCCCTTGGGGAATGGATGCCGACACCTTCGAAGCAAAAATTGATTCTGCACTTATTAACACTCTTGGTAGTACCGGAGTGAATCAGGACGTGATTGAAGATCGACACGATTTATTCCAGTTGCGAAATGCCGGTCGCGGAAAATATTTTTTGATGCAGGGAAACAGCTACATGCTGGATAAAAACGACAATCCTGTGATGATCGATATTATCACTCAGCCCAAGCTTGAATCGGATCAGGTGCCAGTAAGATGACGTTTGGATTTGATAGCAACCCCAAAAAACCGGATGCAATTTTAGCCGGTAATAATTATGTGAAGCTTGGCGAAAACTTTCAGCCAGAGTCAGATACTTTTGATAATTTTGGCAATGCAATTGCGCTGAGTGTCCCGCAAGGTTTTGCGCAAATGGGTAAGGCGGGTTCGATTTTATTGGGCTCGTTTCCTGCTGCTTATGATTCTGGTAAATCCATGATCACCGGCAAATATGAAAGCGCCGCATCTGATTGGTGGTTTAAAAATGTTACTGATGATTTAACTCAAAATGCAGTTGAGTATTGGACGCCAGATGCATCAAAAACCGGATCAGACGGAAAAGTTATGGGTGGTCTTGTAAATGTGTTGACGCAAGCAACCGGGGGTGGCAATTTCTTGATTGAGGATTGATAATAATCATGCAAGGTGTCGGATGTTAATTTTCCTTCCTG